GAACGTCTAGTGATATAGGCGATCACTCCCTGTTCGATGATGTTGTATCGGAGCGTTTAGAGCAGTTTGGCGCAACGAACATGACAACTGCAAAAGCGGTTTTTGTTCGTGATACCAAGCCAGCAATCTTTGCACATGAAATGACGTTCAAGGATGACGTAGTGCGCAACATTGTGAGCGCGATTAAGAACACCAAGCGTTCACCTTCTGAGATTGCAAGCATCGACAAGTTCATTGACGACAATCGCGGGTTATTCACGGGGCGTGAAGTCTTTGACAACCTAGCAAAGCTTGCGGGTTCAGCAGATGAATTGCGCCGTATCATGTCACGCGCTGATTTCACCACAATCACTGTTGGTGGGCAGACTGGCCTACTGGCACCACGCCATGCGCGGTCAGTAACCAGTGATCAGTTTGTCAACGCACGTCCATTGTTGGGCGAGGTTGAGGTTGGCAGTGGCCTGAATGCACACGTCATTGACGAAGCTATGGTAAACGACAGCAACGCAGAAGTTGCAGTCAACCAAGCATTGGCGGCAGCAGAGAGCGCGGGTCTTGATCCGAAAGCTGCAAAGGCAATGAAGAAAATTCGCAACCGCAAACAGGTTAAGGAAGCGGATGTAGAAGCGGTGCGTACAGTTCTTACAACTGACACGCAATCTGGCATCATTCGTAGATCAGGCATGAACAATTTGGCTGAATTTGCAGAGCCGATTGATGGTAGCGGCGGTCACTATGAGCGTGTCCACGGTAAAATGGCACGGTTCTTATCGCCACTAACCAAAGTCCTATCCGAAATGCCTGACAGCAAAAACCCGATGGGTCGTTGGTTCGATGCTGGTCTACGTCAGATGTACGACACAACTGTTGAAGGGTTGGGTCGCCGCTTTGGTAATGATCAAGGAGAGATATTCGGCTTCAAAACTGTCAGTGCAGAGCAACAGCCACAATCCCATGCGAACATTCGTGATGCTTTAACGAATGAGAGCAACAAGGATCGTATTCTGAGAACGGAAAGTGAGCGCAAAGCGTACAACATCATCCGCAAATATCTTGACGAAGTTCGCAAGCGACTAGCGGCTGCGGGTGAAAACGTTGGCGTTATTGCGCAGAACTACTTCCCGCAAGTATGGCGTGTTGATCTGATCAATGCCAACCGTCCAGAGTTTGAACGTAGACTTGCAAAGTATTTCATGGCTGAACACAAGGAACGTTTTGGTGACACAACGTTGACTGAGGAAAAGGCTTTAGTCAAAGCCAAGGAAGTCACAATGTCTATCGTTGATGATGGAGGTGTGAACCTACCAGAAAGCAAGGTGTTCAGATCAGGGGACAGTAACGACGACTTCTTTAAGGAGCGTCTATTGCGACTTGATCAATTCCCAGAGTTCAACAATGCGTCGAACACGAAGGACAGCCTCGCAATATTCCAAGAGCGCGATCTAATGGTGGTCATGTCTAAGTATGCTGAGAACGCAGAACGCCGCCTAGACATCACCGAAAAGTTTGGCCCACAAGGTCACGGGATGACAGACTACATCACAGTCATTCGCAACAAGCATGATGCGGTGGCCCGTCTACTATCAACAGACAAAATTCTAAAGCCTGACTATCATGTTCTAGCTGGTGGCAATGAGCCTGATCTTAACGGCGCAGCCGTTATGAAAATGAAAGGCAATTCGTCTGTATTCAAAGCACCGTTCCAATCGAAAGAACGTGCTGATTTCTTCTCTGACAAGCTGATCCGCAAGGCGGCAGCGGGTGCATCGAAGGATGACATGGTTCGTGACATTATGGACTTGATGCAGCCGACAGTAGACAGTGATGAATTTAGTGATCAAATGCGTAAGAACTTCCGTAAACGTGCAGAGGCAATCGCTGGTGCGCTGGAAGACACACGCGGGTTTACTAAGTTCCCAAGCGAAGACAACGTAGTACACGCTGAGAAGTACATTGATCTTGTGATGCACAAACCGAATGGTTCGCAAGCGTGGCGCAAAGCATCATCCGCATTGCGCATGATCAATGGTGTAACACTACTATCGTTCACAACCCTGACTTCACTAGGTGACTTGGTTCTACCTTTGATCAGATCAGGTAACTTTAAAGCGTGGCAAACAGCGGTAGCCAACTATGCCCGTGATCCAGTTGCAGGGTCAGCGTATCGTGACATGATCAGAAACGTGGGTGTTGCAGTTGAGAACACGGTACACCAGCGTATGTCTAACTCGTATGGCATTGACGCTAACCGTTTCACAACAGGCTTCTTTACAGCTACAGGTCTGACACCTTGGACCGATATGATGCGTGAGATTGCAGGGGCGACAGCCTTTGAGCATTTCAAAGCAAGCGCACGTATTGCGAAGGAACATCCTAACACTCGCCAAGGTCGCCTAGCTAAACGTGCGCTAGATGAATTTGGCCTACAAGAGTTGTACCAGAAAGGTGCGCCACACATTGACATGATCATGCGTAGCGGCGGCACAGATGCAGAGAGTGAACTATATCAGAAAGTCCAGTACGGCATGACCAAGTTTGCAAACGAAAGTATCTTTGCACCAAACAAGAATGATCTGCCACAATGGGCGACAGGTCCAGCGGGACAGTTGATATTCCAACTTAAATCGTTCCCACTGAAAATGTTGCGCCTTGGTCGTTACGCATTCAGCGAAGCATTGCGTTCAGAGGATCGCAACCTAGCACCTCTACTACTCTACATGACAGCGGGTCCAGCAATGGGCTTCACAGCCGCAAACGTTAAAGACGTTGTGCAGATGCGCGGCGGTGAGGACAACCGTGAAGCAGAGTTCAGAGAGCGTAAGTTGTCAAAGACTGTCACTCCACTTGAAGGTATGTTGAGCGAGAACGCCGACAAAGCTTTGGGCTGGTATTGGGATGGATTTATGACAATGGGTGGCTTGGGCATCCTGGGTGAACTTATGTACGATACAGTTAATCAAGTTGATAACGGTGCGTATGGTAAAGTTCGGATTGCTGAGACATTCGCTGGACCAACAAGCGGCCTGTTCTTTGATGCACTAACAATCACCGAAGGTGGCATGTCTGCAATCGGGGACATGATTTCTGGCGAAGGTACAAACGGCAAAGAACGCGCAGCCGTGCGTGAGATTGTCAGCCGCGTACCAGTTGTCGGTCAGATGGGTGGTGTGCGTGAAAGCGTAGTTGACTTCCTAGCTGGTGAGAAGGGTGCAAGAGGCTAAGATGGTAGAGCGCGGTAGTAGGTATTATGTCTACTATCGCGGTCAGCTTTTAATCATTACGACAAACAAACGTGTTGCACAGCACATGAAAGAAAACCCCGCCGAAGCGGGGTTTAAGTGCAGGGAGATAAAAAATGAACAATGAGTTCTATTTAAGCTTACGAGTTTGTCGGGCCTGATCTACCCTTAATTGACATTTCATAAGCCAGTGCTGAATAACCAACCTTATCGCGGTAGCTGTCTTCATGGTCTATTGTGTTAAGCAAGCGGCATGTCTTAACCCAATCCATCATTAGTGCAGCGTGTGCGGGTGTGATGATCCCGTGTTTGTCTAGTGCTTCCCGTGCGATGACGGTCCAGCCTGACGCAATGTTTGCGTGGTTCCAAAATGCATCGCCGTAATCCTCTGCGCGGTCCCCGTTAATAACGTCCTTCGCGCTGTCTATGATTTTATTACGATCAGTCATTGGGCAAGCTTGTGATTAGACCAAACTTCAAAAGAAGAATGTTGTGTTCGACTGCTTTCTTTTCGAGGTCTACCACAGTTTCCTTGACGTGCTTCAACTTCATCCGCGCCTTATGCAGATCATCATAGTTCGCTGCGTCATTCTCTTTTTCGAGTTGGATTACTCGGTCAGAAATACTTTCGACTTCTGCTTTACGCTCAATTATTTTCTTTCGGGTATCCTCAATTGTATCCCAAGGTACACTTTGCTCAATCATTTCGCCGCCATTTTAAATTGTTCATACTGGTCACAAGGTTCAAGTTCTTCGTTGCCTGTTTTCTTGCAAGTGAACCCGCCGTTCTCATTTGGTTTTGAGTGAGTACAAAACTGACACGCTGGCGCAAGCGGGGGATTATCCCAACACGCCGTTTTCTTAAAGCACATCTTACACCGCCAGTCTTCGGGGTAAGCCGCTATACGCCAAGCGTGACCATCAAGCGCAGACTGAATGTTGCTATAGATTTCGTCCCATTCTAACTGGTCGAAGTGAACAATTTCAGCATGATATTTAGAGTTATCTTTACAGTAGGACACAAAGAAACTGCGCTCAATTCCGAACATCGCCATCATCATCTGCATCTGTGAGTAATACTTCTTATGCGAAGCTTTCACCCCATAGCTTACAAACCTATTGAAGTTGGCTGCATTCATACTTTTAATTTCGAGAATGAGTGGATCAGACCCATCCTCAAAATCTACAAGTCCATCCGAGTGACATACCACATGTCCACCTAACCATGATCTAGTGTGCTGTCTGCCAGTCACACCATCCTTCTCAAACACGCGAAGGTCAGCCATGACTTTAAGATCACGCACAACTTGGTCTTCAAGGCGATGACCTTCCCGAAAGATGCGCTGCAACTGTGCATCTACAGGATCATTGGGAAAGCCACGTAAAGATAGCTGCAATCTCGCAACGCAGTCGTGACCTGTAGACGCGCCTATATAACAACGCGCCACTTCGTTGCGGAGTTCAGCTGCTTTAGTAAAGCCAGTGTCGATTGCATTGACTATCTCTATAGCCTTGGGGTGGACAGGGTGGTTCATCTTAGAATGGAATTTCGTCGTCTTGGGCAAAGTCGTCCTTGCCTACTTCGGTATCAGCCAACTTAGATTTGTTGACGCGCTGAACTTTTAAATCATTAGTGCGTTTGTCAGCCCAGATTTCGATTTCAACTGCTCTACCAGTAAACCATCCAACATCAGGTGGATTTGGCTGGTCCCATCCAAGAACGTCAAGAACACCTTTCAGTTCTTGCAATCCATACATAGTGTTCTGTTCGCTAGTTGGATTATAAACCATGATCCAATGCTTGCGAGAACCATTGT